GATATCAAGGTAGAGGCGTGGGAGCAGGTCATTCGCGCCAGCTTGAGCGACCGTAAGGGGCGCGCGATCTTTATCGGAACGCCAAAAGGCCGAAATTGGTTCTACGATCTGTTTAACCTGGGCAAGAATGGTGAGGATACGGATTGGAAGTCATGGCACTTTACGACCAAAGACAATCCGATGATCGACCCAAAGGAGATCGAGAGCGCGAAGAAAACGCTATCGAGCTTCAGCTTCAAACAGGAATACATGGCGAGCTTTGATACTGCCGGCAGCGACGTATTCAAAGAGGAGTGGATAAAGTATGGCGACGAACCGCAGGAAGGCAGCTACTACATCGCGTGCGACCTCGCGGGTTTCGAGGAAGTCGCCCGTCAAGCGTCCAATTCCCGCAAAAGGCTGGACGAATCTGCGATTGCTGTGGTCAAAGTTACTGACGATGGCAAGTGGTGGGTTAAAAAGATCGAACACGGGCGGTGGGATATCAAGGAAACTGCCTCAAAAATCCTGACCGCCATACGGGACTTCCGGCCGATTTCGGTCGGAATCGAACGCGGGGCGCTCAAAAATGCGGTTTTGCCGTATTTGAGTGACTTGATGCGTAGCTATAATGTATATTCTCATATAATTGATTTGACACACGGCAACCGTAAAAAAGCCGACAGGGTTATTTGGGCGTTACAGGGTCGGTTTGAGCACGGCCGTGTGGTTTTGAACAGTGACGAAGATTTTGATGATTTCGTGGATCAGTTGCTTATGTTTCCCGCGCAGGGCGTCCATGACGACCTGCCCGACGCGCTGTCTTATATAGACCAACTGGCGATAACGTCGTATTTCGAGGATCAACAGGATAACTGGTCGCCTATAGATGTAGTGGCGGGGGTTTGATATGGCACTTGAAAACGAAAACGGCGGCAACGACGAGAATGAAAACGAATCGACTGGGGGTTTTGAGTATCAGATTCCCAGTGAGAAAGACAACGAACTTGTCGGATTCGTAAACGATCATTGCGAACGCTGGCGTAATTACCGCGATACGAACTATCTGGCCTTGTGGGAAGAATACGAACGTATCTTCCGCGGGCAATGGTCGTCGCAGGACAAGATGCGCGACTCCGAGCGCAGCCGCATTGTGACGCCGGCCGCACAGCAAGCGGTGGAAACGCGGCACGCGGAGATCATGGAAGCCATCTTTGGGCAAGGTGACTTTTTTGACATCAAGGATGATATCCGCGATATCAATAAAAACCCGCTGGATGTAGAACTTATCAAAGCGCAGTTGATGGAAGACTTCAAGATCGACAAGATCAGGAAGTCCATCGACCAGATTGAACTGATGGCCGAAATTTACGGCACCGGCATCGGTGAGATTACCGTGGTGACGGATACGACCTTTGTGCCGGCTACCAAACCGATACCGGGCGAAATGGCGCAAGCCGCCATTGGCGTTGAGCAAAAGACGCGCATTGGCGTCAAGATCGTGCCGGTCAACCCTAAAAACTTTCTGTTTGACCCCAATGGCACAAGCGTAGACGATTGCATGGGTGTAGCGGTGGAAAAGTATATTTCGCTGCACAAGATCGTCAAAGGACAGGAGGATGGTATCTACCGCAAGGTGGCACTTGGCACTGACGCGGAAGACACCAAGCTGGAGCCGACGCAGGAGATCACGCAATACCAGGACGACAAGGTGCGTTTGCTCACCTATTACGGGCTGGTGCCGCGGGAACTGTTGAGCAAGTCGGACAATGAGGACGTGGTTGACCTCTTTCCAGAAGAATCGGCGCAAGATGAGTATTCGGACATGGTGGAGGCTATCGTTGTCATTGCCAACGAAAGTGTGCTGCTGAAAGCCGAAGAAAGCCCGTATATGATGAAGGATCGTCCGGTCATTGCGTATCAGGACGATACGGTGCCAAATCGGTTGTTGGGGCGTGGAACGATTGAAAAAGCCTACAACATGCAGAAAGCCATCGACGCGCAGGTGCGGTCGCACTTGGACTCGCTGGCGCTGACGACCAGCCCCATGATCGCGGTAGACGCCACACGGCTGCCGCGCGGGGCGAAGTTTGAAGTGAAGCCGGGCAAAGCGTTTTTGACCAACGGCGCACCGAGCGAGATTCTCTACCCGTTCAAATTCGGCAATACGGACGGCAGCAATCTTGAAACGGCCAAAGCCTTTGAAACGATGTTGCTGCAATCGACCGGCACGCTTGATTCGCAGAACATGGTGTCGCAATCAAACCGCGATGGCGCCGGTCTGTCGATGGCTGTCGCCACGATCATCAAGAAATACAAGCGCACGCTGGTTAATTTTCAGGAAGATTTCCTGATTCCGTTTATCTACAAAGCAGCGTATCGGTATATGCAGTTCGATCCCGAACGATATCCGTCGGTAGATATGAAGTTCATACCTACGGCGACACTTGGCATCATTGCGCGGGAATACGAACAGCAACAATTTATCGGCCTGTTGCAGACATTGGGGCCGGATACGCCGGTTCTGCCGGTCATTTTGAAGGGCATTTTGAGCAATTCCAGCCTTACCAATCGGTATGAACTGATTGATATGCTCGACAAGATGGCGCAACCCGATCCGCAGGCGCAGGAAACGCAGCGTATCCAGCAGCAGTTGGCGTTGCAGGCTGCACAGGCGCAAATCGCGGTAAATACCACGCAGGCCGAGCAGAATCGTGCTGAAGCGCAGAAACTTCTGACCGAAGCGCAGTTGATGCCGGAAGAAGTCAAGGCAAAAGCACTGGCATCGGTCACCAAGAATCTGCCTAATGCTGATGATGCTAACAGCCGCGAATTTGATAAGCGGGTGAAAATTGCGGAATTGATGCTAAAAGAAGCCGATATCAAAAATAAAAGCAAAATTGTCGAGCTTCAAATGACAAAGGCCAGAGATAGCGCGGCCAATGTAGAAACTGAGTTTCTGACAAAACTTTCCGAGGCGTTGAAATAATGGCTACCGAACCGTCAGATAAGAACATGCTTGATGGTATCGCTGATAACGTATTCAGCGCGATTGATAATTCTGTAAACGAAGCGCGTGAGTTGCAACGCAAGAAAGTTGCAGAGAATGTGCAGCTTGTCGTTGACGCCCTGAAGAAAATTGAAGCAGATTTGCAGGAACGCTACGATTCCATCAGCGGATCGTTGGAAAAACGTATTCTTACGATTAAAGACGGTCGTGACGGTATCAATGGGCGTGACGGGCGTAACGGTAAGGATGGCAAAAACGGGCGTGATGGTGCGCCAGGTGCTCGCGGTGCCGATGGCAAACCGGGTATGGACGGTGCTGACGGTGCTGATGGCGTATCGGTTACAGATGCGCGGATTGACTTTGATGGTAGTTTGATTATCGGTCTGTCTTCCGGTCGCGAAATCAACGTAGGCGAAGTCATTGCGCCCAATCTGGCCGAACAAATCAAGGTTATTACCAATGGTGGTGGCACTTCGCAGTCTGTATTGGATACGCTTACCTCGCTGCAAACGCAGATTGATACCCTGATTCCGTCGCAAACCGGAAATAGCGGTAAATTTCTGACGACTGACGGCACCAATACTTCATGGGCCACGGTTGGTGGTGGTGGTGGTAGCGGAACGGTTACTTCGGTAGCGCAGACATTTACCGGCGGCCTCATATCCGTATCAGGCTCACCGATTACGACTAGCGGCACGCTGGCCCTAACCGTAGCGGGGACTTCCGGTGGGGTGCCGTATTTTTCAAGTTCATCGGTTTGGGCAAGTTCTGCGGCATTGGCGGCAAATGCTATTGTTTTGGGCGGCGGCGCTGGTGCTGCCCCGGCGACAACGACTACCGGAACAGGAGTTGTCACCGCGCTCGGTGTCAACACGGGATCGGCGGGGGCATTTGTAGTAAATGGTGGCGCACTCGGCACTCCTACCAGTGGCACGTTGACCAATGCAACCGGATTACCGGTATCTACTGGTGTATCTGGTCTTGGCACCGGTGTTGCTACGGCTCTTGGCACGAATACCGGAACATCTGGCGCTTTTGTAGTTAACGGAGGTGCACTTGGCACACCATCCAGCGCCACGCTCTCTAATGCAACCGGATTGCCGCTTTCTACAGGCGTTACCGGCACTTTGCCTGTAGCCAACGGTGGCACTGGATTGACTTCAGGCACCAGTGGCGGCGTTTTGGCGTTTAGTGCCTCTGGCACGCTGGTATCGTCTAACGCGCTGGTAGCCAATGCCTTGGTAGTCGGAGGCGGCGCGGGGGTTGCGCCTTCAACCGTAACTACCGGAACTGGCGTTGTTACTGCTCTTGGGATTAATACTGGATCGGCAGGCGCATTTGTCGTAAACGGTGGCGCGTTAGGCACCCCTTCTAGTGGCACATTGACCAACGCTACAGGTCTTCCGCTGTCTACGGGTGTTACAGGAACACTTAGCCCTGCAAATGGCGGCACTGGTGTTGCCAATAATTCTGCGAGTACTTTGACGATCAGCGGTAATTTTGCAACTACACTGACTGTAAGTGGGACTACCGGCGTAACGCTTCCAACTACCGGAACACTGGCAACGCTTGCGGGGTCTGAAACACTAACCAATAAGACGCTTACAAGTCCAACGCTTACTACCCCCGTATTGGGAACTCCGTCTAGTGGAACTCTGTCGTCCTGCACTGTGGATGGCACAGATTCAGTAGGTTTTAGAAATATACCTATCAATTCACAATCTGCTGCATATACATTGGTATTGGCCGATTCTGGTAAAGCAATTCTGCATCCGTCAACCGATGCAAACGCCAGAACATTTACTATTCCTGCTAACGGTTCGGTTGCCTACGCTATTGGAACTGCGCTCACATTCATCAATATGACTTCTCAAGTTGTGACCATCGCAATTACTACTGACACGATGTATTTGGCCGGTCCTGGAACAACCGGATCGCGTAGCCTTGCTCAGTATGGTGTTGCTACAGCGATAAAGATGACCAGCACAACTTGGATTATTAGCGGATCGGGGCTTACCTAATGAGCGCGGTTCAACAAGCCGTTATCGCTGCGTTTTTAAACCCGCCTCCCTCCGTTACTTATTTGGTTGTTGCTGGTGGTGGTGGCGGTGGCGGGTCTATCGCCGGGTATAACGGCGGTGGCGGTGGGGGCGCAGGGGGCTATAGGTCTACTACGTTATCTGTTTCCGGTGGAACAGCCTATACGGTAACAATAGGAGCTGGAGGATCAGCGGGGACGGCGGCATCACCTAATTATGGGGGTAATGGTTCTGATTCGGTATTCGCGTCCGTTACGTCTACGGGTGGCGGTGGTGGCGGTGGGTCTAATGCTACCGCGGCTAACACAAATGGACGTAATGGCGGTTCTGGCGGCGGCGCGTCTACAAATGCCAGCACATCTGGAAGTGTTGGAACCGGCACTTCTGGACAAGGTAATAATGGTGGTTTAGCTACTTTTACAGCGCCTAATTATGGTGATGGGGGTGGTGGTGGTGCAAGTGCTGTTGGCGCAGCGGGAACCGGTACTACTGGTGGTAACGGTGGTGCGGGGTCTGCGTCTAGCATTACTGGATCAAGTGTAACTTATGCTGGCGGTGGAGG